CCCCACCCAGCGTTGGCGGTGGGCCTCGGGTACGTGGGCACATAGTTCCCACCGTACGTTGCCATCTCAGCAAAGGTCTCAGTGCCAGCAAATGCCGGATCCTTCGTCCAATGCGCCACACCGGCAGCTTCCGCTTCAGGCTCCATCCCAGTGACCGACAGGAGCCCACCTGTTGTTGGTGTGTACGTGGTGCCAAATGTCGAGTTGTCCGGACGCACATGCACCGTATGCCAGTCATCTGTCAAACCAGCGAACAGCACCACGGCTCCTGACGAGAAAGCTGGGGTTGTTTCCGCACCGCCATCCACGCTCACGTTCCAGGGAGACGCGTCCCCCGAAGCGCACGACAGGGAGCAGTCCGTTCCCCTCACCCGCACAAAGAACGCTGCATCCGCCGTCTGCCACACCCTCCTTCCTGCGGTTGTGGTGGTGTCAAAGTAGCCGAAGAACGCCCCTGAAAGATCCGTATCCGTGAAGGACAAGGTGTACGGATTCCCAAGGGCACTACGATGCTGCAGGGGAATGCAGCGCGTTTTCACGACGTGGCTCCGAACAGCGCCCACTCCCCGCCTGCATATGACCCGTACTCAAAGAATGCGGTCACAGCGTTGGCAGCCGTGTTGCGGTACTGCATCGCCCGCATGGCCGTCCCAGCAGCAGGGATGTCAGCTGCGGTGGTTGTTGATCCGGTGACCTTCACCCCGGTAACCAAGTTCTTGATGTAGTAGTTGATCGTACGAGTTGCCCCGCCCACGATCTCGACGTACCACTCATAAACATCGGCCAAGGCTGAATTGGCGGGGAAGCCTGCGCCACCGTTCAGTGCAATCTTCGTGGCGCTGCCCGATCCATCATTGCTGATGAAGAACAGTTGCGTGTCCGTGGAGTCCGCCCCAAACCCCGCGCAGTTCACGAAGGCACTGGGCTCCGTTGTGGCGACAGGTGTTGCAGCGTTCAGGCCGAAGAAGGTTCTGCACGCCGAGGTCCCGTCACCAGGGATGAAAGTGCCGCGGGCCCGAGCGGTCGTGTCTGCTGCCACGTTCGGAACAACGATCCCTTCAGCTCCGGATGCCGACCCACAGTAAGCGTTTGTGTTCGCTGCTGCGGCGGCCACTGTGATGCGATGCCGGTTCGGGAACGTGATTCCTGCCACTGTGGTGCCGGTGCCGGAAGCAGCAGTGCCCACAGCACTCTGACCTCCAGCCCCAAGGACTGTTGGACTGTTGGACCCACGGGCAGCTGCGTAGATGAACCCCTGCCCTGTGAACAGGTTCGGCATCGTTGTTGCGCTTCCTGCGGCCGGATCCGTTGTGCCGGTGGTCCACGAATCCGTCCCCTTCCTCACAGCACCAACAACCTTTGTCTTGGCGCCGATGATCGACTTACCGTCAGGTGTCGATAGGGTCGGGACCCCGGATGAATCAGCATGGGTGTGGACCTCGACAGCATCATCATTCACCCAACCCCCACCGGCATCATTCGCAACGGTCAAGGTCGCATCAGCTCCATTGAAGATGATCTGCCTATTCCCATGCGCTGCTCTGTTGAGTGTCGTGGCCCCGGTCAATGTCACTGGGGCGTTAATTGTGGACTTCTCATCTAGGGCTTCCTGCAGGTCAGTTTGATCCGACAGCGTGCCCGTGATGTCCCCCCATTCGCCACCACCGCCCCCACCCCCTGGGAAGTCCTTCAGTTCCCCAGCAGGGTTTTGAATCTGGGTGGGCTCCCCATTCTCATCAAACACGATGCCCGCCAGCCCTTCCACTCCTTCGGGCGGATCAGCGAACATCACCCCCATGGCCCGCAGGGGACCAAGCAACGGATCCGTCAATGGTTTGACCATCTCATAAACTCCTTCACTCCGGAATCACCGGATCTGGATAACAACGACAGTTGGGCCCGCAGCCAGCGTGATAGGGGCCCACTCCTTTATCAGTCTTGGGGGGCGAGTCCCAACGCACATACTTCCCGTTCATCTCCTGGTGCGTTGGTCTCACATCGCCATCCCCGCTCGATCTCCAGATGTAGCCTTCGGAACCAACGAAGCGGGCCCTGGACTCAGTGAGCACTGATGCTGTACGGGCCACCTCAGTACGGGCAATCAACATCGCCTTGGCCTTACTGACGTGCTCCGTGGCCATGATCTCCGCAGCAATAGACTTGGCCCGCTCCCCGGTCACTAGGGCTTCCGTGGTGAGCCCGTGCACGCGCTTTGCGGCATCCAATGGAATGGACTTGATCAGGCCCACCTGCAGGTTCATGAGCTTTGTGAAGGCTTCACCTGTCGGAGCGTGCCGGATCTCCATCCGAAGGGCCCGGCCGATCTCTTGGCTCGTTTCCTTCCAGGCCCTCTCATTGCGTCGATTCACATCGGCAATCATGTACTCAGCAACGCTCTTCGCCCATGGCGTGATGAGTTCGCTGTACTTCTCAAGAGCCTTGATAAGCGGATCCGGCCGATCCGGACCGTAGCCCTTTACTATGTTGCCGATCTCCCGGGCTACTGCGAGTAGCCTACTGTTGTATGCGGACTCTGCGCCCTTGGCCGCCTGCCACCGGCTTCTCTTCCCCTTCCGATCCAACATCTTTGTCCCCTTCCGGGTTGTTCGGGTCTGCTAGGTTCCCAGCTCCTGGCAATCCCATCAGCTCGCCCATTGGCGGTTGCACTTCGTCATCAGCCTCTTCGATCATCTCTCCGGTGATGTTGGTGAAGATGCTGGTAACTCGAGAGGACTGGCGCAGCTCCCTCAGTGCCGTCTGCCGGCCGATCAGTCCGGAGTCGTACGCGCCTGATACTGCCTCGTTCGTGGTCTTCGCAACCTCCGCTTTCTCCTTGTCGTCCATATCCCAAAGGGATGCGAACTTCATCATGAAGTTTTTCGGAAGCTTGACCCCTTCTGAAGCTGCAGCAGCTTTGTAGATGATCTGCACTCCATGATGCAGTGTCTTCTGCTGTTGCTGCTTGATGGAGTCGTAGTACAGCTGCATGTCCGTGTCCCCGGTACTGAAACCGGATGGAGACTGCCCGAACAACCGGGTGAGCGGCACTTGCAAAGCTCCGGACAGTTGCTGTCCGAACTGGGTGAGCGCATCACTGAGGCCACTGAAGGCTTGATGCCCCTGAACCTCAAACTCATCCTCCCCATCAAGCATGGTGATGCCTTCCATGCCCTGGAAGCGGCGCATCATCTCCACCTGCTGCATGACCCCAACCATTGCCTTTTCGTTGCCGGCAATGATCTCCCGAAGTCCCTTGATCTTCAGGGTGCGCAAATAGCTTTTGTAAACCAGTTGGGCAGCACCTGTGCTCGCAGAGTCAAATGCAACCATCCGGTCATACAGCCGCTCCAGCACTGAGATGCCCCACAGGTTTTCAGTCATGCGCTGGTTGTATGGCAGCTGCACCCCCTCATGCCGCACAGCCACCCTCGAGTGATGCACCGCTTGCCCCCGCAGGGCCGGTGCGTTGGTCTGCACCCTGTAGTACTTCGGCAAGCCCAGATGTGGGCCGTACTCCGTCACCAAGTCTTCAAGGGACGGCTCCACCATCCACCGGTCCAAGGCCAGGACACCTTTGAACTGCCCTGGTGCAATGGACTCCAAACGAAGAGGTGTCCGCAGGTCCTGACCATCAATGAGCAGTACCGCAATAGCACCCCCGTACAGACGGCCCCACTTGACCGTTTCATTGATCGCGTTCCACACCCCATAGTTGGTGATGCAGTGATCGATCAGTTCCTGCTCATCGGGCTTGAGTTCGGTCACGTAGTCCACACCGGCCCTGGTCATGTCGTCCGCTACTACGTCAACGGCAACCCCACCGAGCCACGATCCCCTGTGGATCCACTCGAGCATCACCCTGTTCCGGGAGATCGGATTGAAGCCGTAACTGCTCGTGCTCATGGGGTTGTCAGCGGTCATCCCCATCCGCTGCATGAAGTTCACGAACGAGTCATTCGTAGCAGCGCTGATCCCTGAACCGTCCTGCGTGATCACGCTCCGTGAAGCACGCAGCTTTGCATCCGCCTTCACAGCTGCCGCAGCAGCACCTTTAATTGACGTGCGCATCAGGTCCCCTTACTCGGACTGTTGGCGTGGGCCTTGCACTTGCAAGGATTGCTGTCCCTCATGTCACGTGGCTTTGCCGGGGCAGCCTGCGGCTTCGTAGCGGGCTTGGCAGTAGGCCCACCGGCAAGCACGTCCCGTACATGGATATGAATGTGGCGGGCCATGCTCACACCCCTTAGCTGGCCTGCACCAGACCCGCACCATTGGGGGTCACAGTGAGCGTGT